GGGCGTATCAGGGAAGCCCTCATGACTTTGCCGCAGAGCGTCTTGTGCGCTTCCCCGACAAGACTGAGCAGTATATCGTCGGCACGCCTGATGTGCTTCCTGACGTTCCTGAAGGCGCTGAGGTCATTCAGGACTTCCCGCTTGGCCGGATGAGGATGGACAAGATCGGCACGGGCGAGGGCGCGCAGGCTTATGGTCATGGGCTGTATGCGGCTGAACATGAGCCTATTGCTAAAGGTTATCGTGATCGTCTTAGTCGTAATGTCGCCATGGAAAAAGCAGGAACGCCAACTACATGGGGCGATTACTTTACTGAAATTCAGTCTGCCGCGCAGGTTAAGGGGATACATCGGGACCAAGCCTATTCTATCGCTAAAAGTATTTCTGACTTAATGGACGAGGGCAAGACCGCGCAATGGATTGCTAAAAACTACGAGCCGCCCACGGGTTTTGAGGATGCTTGGAACTCTGCGTTACAAGCCGCCTCTCTATACAAAAAGAATAAAACCCCCGGCAAAGTTTACGAAGTCAACATCGCCGCCGACCCCAACACCTTCCTAGACTGGGACAAGCCGCTGAGTGAGCAGCCAAATCTTATGCGCGCTTTGGGGAATTATGACCCAGAATACTATGTTGATTACGATGAAATAATAGACAAAGCGATGCGTTCTTTGCGGCCTGTTAGTGAGCCAACGGGAGAAGATATTTATCGCGCACTAGGACATCCTAAGACTGCTACAAGGATGCTAAACACAATGGGTGTTCCCGGCATTAGGTATCTTGATGCTGGATCGCGCGGCGTTGGTGATGGGACAAGAAACATTGTTGTCTTTGATGACAAGCTGATCTCCATCATCCGCAAGTACGGCATCGCAGGCGCATCCGCCATGCTGGGTTACAATCTGATGGAGCAGCTTGATCCCAAGCAGGCGCTGGCTGCATCCATGGCGGATCAGGAGTTCCAGTCCAGCAGGCCGCAGAGGTCTATGGGCGGCAACAATTCGGTTTCAGGCGCGCTGAACGTGGCGCGCGGGCTGCACGGGGGTATGTGATGGCGGGTAAGGGCGACATTGTCGAGCAGGCGCTAAAGCTTCTTGCTGGCGGTGGTGATGATGCCGCCAAGAGGGCTTTTGCCAACACTCGCCTGAAGACGCCGCAGGGTGATCCCATGCGCCTTTATCATATGACGCCCGAAGACATATTTGAGTTCCGCGCATCGCCTGAGAACCGCAGCGGTCCTGCTGTATTCCTCAGTCCGTATCCTGACTTTCAACCCGCCTATCATCAGTCTGCGGAGCGCGGTCCTGCTGGCGAGTTGACAAGCAAGTTCAAAGAGGGTGCCAACGTCATGCCCGTCTATGCTGACGTTCGCAATCCGCTGGTGCTGGATCACCCGCGCAAGATCAAGGAGGCCGCCGCCAAGTATCAGGGTGGCGATCCCCAGTTCCCGCGCATCATTTCGCCTGAAGCCCGCGCCGCCATGGAGGCGGAGGGATATGACGGCATCGTCTTCGGCGGCGACAATCCGATCCCCTATGGCGACAGGCCCATGGATGCGCGTCTTGGCTTTCAAGAGGGGCGCGGCGAGGAGTTTCTTGTGTTCGATCCCAAGCGTGTGAAGTCGGCCATCAGCAACACTGGCGAGTATGACTTTACAAACCCCGACATCACCAAGGCGGAAGGTGGGCAAGTGAGAGAAGGTTACGCTGGCAAAGGGCGTGTTGTTAAGAATAAAGTTGGAAGCATTGTTGACGCGGTAACGGGGCGCAGGCCAAACCGCGTCTTCCCTGAGCTTGCAAAGCGTTACCCTGAGGTAGTTCCGCCTGTTACGGCGTTTGATAAAAAGAAAGGCAAAGAATACTTAGCCAAGGACTTGTCCCCTGAGGCGCTGGCGGTTCAGAAAGCCCGTGATGTTATCCAGAAGGACATTGACGCTGGCTTTTATGACCCGTTTTTTGATGTAAGAGCGCGGGCAGACGTTGATCCGTCTGACTATCCCAGCACGGGCAAAACCATTGATGTTAAACCTGCGCGGCCTGAGACGCAGGCCAAGTACCGGGCTATGGCGTTTAACCCTGAGGGTCTTTCACGTTTGCGTGAAGGCTACGCTGCTGGCCTTGAGCAAAAGGACGTTGCTGAAAACTGGTACTTCATGAAGCAGCTTGAGGACAAGTTTGTTGAAGAATTTGGGCCTGAGGAAGGGCGCAAACAGTTCAAGGAACGTTTTGCAAAACCAATGGCGCTGACCACTGGCGGCGCTGACCCGACATCTAATCTTCTCATGTCCTATTATGGAAATTTTCTGCGTGAAAAAGGCTTGCCGATACCAAAGGCGGCCTATGACATGCCATTCCCGATTGGCGGGCAATTCGCATCTTCTAACATGGGCATGTTTGGTCGCAACATGGAAAAGGAACTGACGCCCGACAACCCGAAGCGGTTCAATTTCCAAAACAACTTTTTGGGCTACAAAGAGCCGACTATTGACGAGCAGATGTCGAAGGGCTTTGATCCCAAGCTTCAGATGCCGGAATGGTATGGCCCCTACGAAGAGGCCATCAACATGCTGGCCAGCGAGTACGATGTTGATCCGCGCTACTTCCAAGAGGTTACGTGGGCTGGTCTGAAGAGCAAGGGCAAGGGTGGCTATCAGGGCATGCCCATGATCCAGCATGTTAACGAAGCCATTGAACGCACAAGCCGCTTGACTGGCGTTCCGCCAGAAGAGGTTGTACGGCGCGGGCTGGTGCGCGCTGAAATGCCTATCTATGGCATGGCGGCCCCTGCTGGCGCGCTTGCTGTTGGCGCGATGGGCGATGACGCCGAAGAAGACATCGACAATGCCGTCCGTATTGCAAAGGGCGGCGGCGGTGGCTTTACCAAGCTTGTGCGGTCCCTGTTTGGCCCTTCGGAGAAAGAGGGGCTGGAGGCGCTGACCAAGGCGGGATCGGGTTACAAAGGTGTTCCCGGCAAGCCTAACACCGTCAAGCTGCCCGGTATTGGCGAGGTTGAGGCCAAGCCTCTGCCGCCCCTTGAGCGGGCTGCCGAAGACTACATGAAGCGCCTTGGCAGGCCCGGTGAGCATGTCATCGATGTCTTCCAGCCGCTGGACGAGGATTTCGCCCGCCGCGTGGCTGGCGCATATGGCGAGATGAAACACGCCCCCACGGACCCGGAGGTCAAGCGCGCCTACGATGCGCTGGCTCAGGAGACGCTAGATCAGCTTGAAGCCGCCAAGCAGGCGGGCATCGACTTCAGCTTTATCCGTGGCGAGGACCCCTACAAGGCGTCTCCCGGCATGGGCTACGCCGATCTGGCGGAGCGTGGTCACCTGTATGTCTTCCCGACCGATCAGGGCTTCGGCTCAGATGTTGCCTTCGACCCCGCGAACAACCCCTTGCTGAAACGCATTGGCCCGCTGGGTGACCTTGACGACGCGACGGTCAATGATGCCTTCCGCATCGTGCATGACCTGTTCGGCCACTATGGCCCCGGCAACCCGTTCTTCCGCGCGCCCGGTGAGGAGCGGGCATTCAAGCTGCATAGCCGCATGTATTCGCCGGAAGCGCGCCCCGCCATGGCGAGCGAGACGCGCGGCCAGAATAGCTGGCTGAATTTCGGCCCCTATGGCAGCTACAACCGTGGGGCCAACGCGGCTGAGACGATCTACGCTGACCAGAAGACGGGCATCATGCCGCCGTGGGCTTATGAGAAAGCTGACGGCGGCGCTATTGAGAATGCCCTGCGGATTGCAAAGGGTGGCGGCGGTGGCTTTGTACCGAAAGTCATTAAGGGTGGCCTTGAAGCGGTAGAAACTGCTCTGGGAAAATCAGCGCCTAACCTAAGCAACACCAGCCCAGAAATGCGTAACGCATATTTGCTCTCTAAAATGAAATCATCTGGGATTAACACTCCAGATGACGTTTGGAACAGGTGGCGGGATTATATGATGGCAAAGGCGGGGCCGAGAACAGGCTTGAGCAGTGTTGCCTCAAAGGAAAGTCATTCCAAGCAAGTAAATGACGCTATGCAACACTGGCGTCAGAAGGCAGACACTGCCGGAATGAGCGAACTTTTGAAGAATTGGGAAACCGTTCCGCGCGAAGACGGTTTTGTTGTTTCGGCTGGCCCGCGTGAAATTTTTCAAAAAGCTGGCATTCCTCCGACCATGGATAACATACAGGCTGCATATGATCTTTTGCGTTCGTTAAACAAAAAAGAGGATGGTTTTGCTCCGGGTGGTGCAGTGGACAACGCCATCCGCATTGCTAAGGACATTGGCGGCGCTGCGTCACGAGATGACATGCGGGCAACATACGCTGCTTTGGAAGGCGCAAATGTTCCGCAAAGTGCGGCACCAGTAGAGCCGCGTTATCCCGATAAGGCCGCCCAACAAATGGCGGCCAAGAAAGCTTACATTGCAGAGGCAATGGGTGGCATAAAGCGTAATCGTGAGCCTACTGATCTTGAGTATTGGAATGCCATGCCGCCAGAGGAAAGGGCTGAGTTTGCTGCTCAATACCCAGAATTAGGGGAAGAAATGCGGATGGCAAGTGAAGTCAATTACTATGAAAATGCTCAACGGGCCAAAGCTTCTCAGCCGTACAGCGCCCAGTCAATGACGCATGATGCGTCTGTCCCGCGCACGGACATGAAGATTAACATGCCTCTGCTTGGCGGCGAGTATTCACTTGGTAGCGCACCGTATAATGTGGCCGAAGGGCTTCAGAGTATGGCCCAGAACGCATACGACTTCAAAACGATGCCGCTTTACTTCTCCGGGGCTGCCGCTCCTATTGCATTGGGCATAGACGTTGCAGAAAGTCGTTTGAACGATGACCCGCTGGGGCTGGCGCTTAGTGCTGCTTTGACGCCTCAGACGGCGGCGGCGCTCAAGACGGCTGGTCGTTCTGCTCTTGGCTTTGCTCGCAGAAATCCAAAGGCAACCGCCGCTGTCATCGGCGCGGGATCGTATCTTTCTCCAGACGAGACAGAGGCTGATCCTTTCGCTAACAAGGCGCTTGAACTGACAAGGGACTACTGACATGGGCGGCACGAAGGGCGGCGGCAGCACAGGTTCCATGAATGCTTTTGCGCGGAATACTGGCCCGCAGAACATGGGGTCACAGCCATCGACCAAGCAAGACATGCTTGTGCGCATGATGGGCAGCATGATGGGCATCCCTGCGTCCCGTCTTCCCGGCTACAATCAGTCTGGAACCGGATCAAAGGGCGCGCAGCAACCCCAACAGCCCGCCGCAGCGCTGCCGCCCATGCCGGAATACGTTAACTACCAGCAGACGCCGTCCTATGGCACCCAGCCTGTCGGCCCATCGCAAGCCATTCTCGACTTCATGGGTGGGCAGTATGCGTCCGGTGGCTCCGTTAACGAGCGCTCACCGGATGACGAGATCGCAGCCGCCTTGCGCATCGTCAGGCTTCTTGGCGGATCGGGTGATTTCGAGTAAGTTGCATCAAACCCACAGGAGACGGGCATGGAATACCGCAAGCAGGCCAAGAAGGCCATGAACGACAAGATCACTCGCATGACCTCCCCGCTCAAGGGTCCGGTCGATGCATCTGGCTGGCAGGCCTACGATCTGCTGAATGCCGATGCGAAGACGGGCATGCGCCCGGTATCGCGCCGCGCCTTTAAGAAGGGCGGCAAGGTCGAGGCCAAGCCCGATGGCAAGATGTGCGGTGGGCGCGCTGACCGCAAGGCCCGCCAGAGCGGCGGCAAGGCTCTCACGCCGAACAGCTACATCAACCGCAATGTGAAGGATGCCAACGAGGAGCGCGATGGCATCAAGCATGTCGGCGGCATGAAGAAGGGCGGCAAGGTGTCCAAGGAGACTTGGGAGCATTCCAAGGCCGACCTGAAGCAGGACAAGAAGCTCGCCAAGAAGCACGGCATGTCCATGGCGGCTTGGGAAAAGTCCAAGAAGGACGAGAAGCACGACAAGCAGCAGTCCGCCAAGGGCCTGAAGAAGGGTGGCCGCGCTGGCAAGGACAATGGCGGCTCCGCTCTGGTGACCCCGTCGCGGCTCACGACTGATGACAAATACAAGCGCTCTATGGGCGACGCCCTGCGCATTTCCCGCGCTGGTAAGGGTGATTATGCCGGGGACTATCCGGCAGACCTTAGCAATGAGGCGCTGGAGCAGGTGAGGGCGCGCGAGGCCACCCGCCGCATGAGGGACCGCATGCTTGAGTACGGCGCGGAGGGCCGCAAGTCTGGCGGCAAGGTGGATCACGGTGCGCACACCGCCATCGGCCATGCCGTGGGCGCGGCCATGAAGGCCTATCTGGCCCACGAGGAGGGCGAGGATGAGGGCGAGGACGAGGGAAAGCGCAAGAAGCGCAATGCTGGCGGACGCATCGCCAAGGCCAACGGCGGCGGCTTCGGGGAGGACATGAACAACCCCAAGGCCAAGACCGACAAGCCCTCCAAGGGCGGCGGCAAGGTCCCGGTGATCAACATCACCATCAACTCCGAACCCAAGGCCCCCGCGATGCCTGTCCCCGGCGCTCCTGCGCCCATGGGGCCGCCTCCGGGCATGCCCCTCCCCATCGGTGGCGCTCCCATGCCTCCGGGCGGCCCTGCCGCTGGTGGCCCGCCGCCTGACCTTGGTGCCTTGATCGGTGCCATGGGCGGTGGTGCTGGTCCGGGCGCTGGTCCGATGCCCATGCCGCGCCGCGACGGTGGCCGCGCCAAGCACATGACGGCTGGCGCTGGCTCCGGTGAGGGCAGGCTGGAGAAGAAGGACTGGTACGGTGCGCGCCCCGCCCGCGCCGCTGGCGGTGGCCTTGGCATGACCGCAGGCGCTGGCTCTGGCGAAGGCCGCCTTCAGAAGATTGACGCCTACGGGAAGAAGGCTTACTAAAACCGGGCCACAAGGGGCTGGAGCCAAAGCCCAGAAGTAACTTCCTGCCGGGGTTCCCCTTGTGGACCATTTGAGGGGTCAGCGAAAGCTGGCCCCTTTATCTTTTCGGTGAACGGTTATTTACATTTCGCTTGACGTTAATGGATTTGCTTAACCCATGAGTTTACCTCTGCCTCATGGTGCAAACCTACGATACTTACTGGCAGAAGATTTTTGCAAAGAGGCTTGGTGAGGCAGCGGAGCGCGAAAGCGAACGCATCATTGCAGGCAACGCGCAGGATTTTGCTGACTACAAGTTTCAGGCGGGCATCGTTCGTGGCCTTAACATCGCGCATGAACTAATTGGCGAAGTTAACGCTGAACTCAAGAAGGCAGAACAGGGAGAAAGTTAATGCCATACATGCGTATGGAGCATTCCGACGACCCTGCGGAGGTAATCCGCAAGGAAATGGGCGACATCAGCGATATTGAGATTTTTCACAATCAGGTGCTGGTCGCGATCTACATCCGCCCGGAGAAGACCAAGAGCGGATTGTATCTTTCGGCGCAGACCCGTGATGAGGACAAGTATCAGGGCAAGGTCGGCTTGATCATCAAGAAGGGCGCTGATGCGTTCGTTGATGACACTGGCAAGTGGTTCAAGGGCGTCAATCTGGACGTTGGCGATTGGATTTACTTCAGGCCCAGCGATGGTTGGGCCATCACGGTTCACGGCCAGCTTTGCCGCATTCTGGATGACACTGACGTTCGTGGCCGCATCCCTGCGCCTGACGCCGTCTGGTAAAACACGGAGAAGTTGAATGTCAGACGAAAAGATTGAAGCCAAGGAAGAGGAAGTCATCGTTGCAGATGAGGCGGAGACGCCTGAGCCTGCTCCCCAGAAAGAAAAGGGCGATGAAATTTCTCCTGAAATTGGCATTGAAGCCCTCAAGCAACAGCTTGAGATGGAGCGCAATGCCCGCGCAGAAGCGGAAAAACGCGCTCGCATGGCGGAAAACACCGCCTCCAAAGCCTCTTATGAGGTGCAGGACAGCAATCTCCAGCTTATCGTGAGTGCGATTGACAGCGTTAACCGCACCAACACCATGCTGAAGCGCGACTATGCGGCGGCAATGCAGGCTGGAAACTTCGACGCGGCGGCTGAAATCCAGTCGCAGATGTCGATCAACGGCGCAAAGCTGCTCCAGTTGGAGAATGGCAAGGCGGCATTGACCGAAAGGCTCAAGAACCCGCCCCAGCAACAGCCGGAAATGCCTGCTGACCCGGTTGAGGCCATTGCATCCCAGCTTTCCCCGCGCTCTGCGGCATGGGTCAGGGCGCATCCTGAGTGCGTCCGTGACAAGCGCCTCTACATGAAGATGGTTGGAGCGCACAATATCGCCGTTGCTGACGGTTTTCAGGCGGATACGGACGAGTATTTTGCGGAAATTGAGCGCCAGCTTGGCTATCGCAAGCCTCAGACGGCTGTTCAGCAGGATGATGAAGAGGAACCGACATCTATGGCGGCAAAACCCATGGCTCGTAAGGCTCCTCCGCCCGCTGCGCCGTCATCTAGGGCTGCTTCCAACGGAACTGGCGGCAGAAACACCGTCACACTGACCCGTGAAGAGCGCGAAATGGCGAATATCATGGGCATGACCCCTGAAGAGTACGCCAAGAACAAGGTTGCGCTGAAGAAAGAAGGGAAATTGCAGTAATGAGCAGCGAAAACACACCCGAAATCACCAAGCGCGGCCCCGGAAGGCCCGCCAAGGACATGCGGGACGCTCCTGTGGCGGAAACCCGCGAGGATATGCGTGCAGGACAGCGTGAAGATGACCCGCGCGCCCGTGCTGAACGCCGTGCAGCGGAAATCCGCAAGCATCTGAAGGGCGACACCAGCGATGGCGCTGACCGTTTCTGGGTCGATCCGTCTATCATCCCTGATGGCTGGTCCTACGAGTGGAAGCGCAAGACCATTTGGGGCAAGGAAGACCCGGCCCACGAGGTCGAGCTTGCGCGTCAGGGATGGGAAGCTGTTCCTGCATCGCGCCATCCGCAGATGATGCCCAAGGGCAACTGGCAGACCATTGAGCGCGACGGCATGATCCTGATGGAGCGCCCGAAGGTCCTGACCGACGACATCCACAAGGACAATTTGCGGAAGGCCCGCCTTCAGGTGAGGGCTAAGGAGGCGCAACTCAATCAGGCCCCTGAAGGCACGTTTGAGCGTGACGATCCGCGTGTGAAGCCTTCGATCAAGAAGAGCTTCGAAGCGATGCCGATCAGCGACGAGTAGCCCTAACCGGGGACCACGAGCGAGCGCCGTCCATTAACTTGGGCGGCGTTTGTTTTTGCGTATTGTCAAGTTGCATTTTCGGGCTTATAAACACCCCATTCCTTCCCGGTGAAGGATTAACCTTTGTCTGATCGCCCTGCGGCTCGGTGCCGATTTTGTGGTGATTGTCCATTAAGGAGAAACCGGGATGGCGAATACCAACGCCCCTTTCGGCTTCCGTGTTTATCGCGGCATGGGTGCTGATCCCACCTATGAACTCTCTGTCCGTCTCATCAAGTCGGACAACACGACCGCCATCTATTTTGGCGACCCCGTCAGCAACCTCAACACCGGATACATCACCCGCGCCACCGCTGGCACGGCGCAGATTTCCGGCATCTTCGCAGGCTGCAAGTACCTCTCCACATCGCAGAAGCGCACCGTCTGGTCGAACTACTGGCCGGGTTCGGACGCCGCTGCTGACGTCGAGGCGTATCTCGTTGACGCCCCGAATGCTCAGTTCGTCGTGCAGGCTGGCGGCACCGCCATCGGCCTCGCTGACATGGGTCTGAACATTCAGTTCAACCTCGGCACGGGCAACGCTTCCACTGGCATCTCTGGTGCCTATGTGGAAAGCCCCGCCGTCACCGCAACGCTTCCGTTCCGCATCATCGGCTTCATCGAAAGCCCTCCCGGTGCAAACGGAACCGACATCACATCTGCCTACAACCAGATCATTGTCGGCTTCAACAATGTCACCAGCCGCAACAACGGCGCTGGTCCGACAGGCATCTAAGAGGAGTAGGGACCCATGGCTGTTAATCTCAGCGCAATTAAGGACCTTCTCCTCCCCGGCCTGCGGGGCATTGAAGGCAAGTACGAGCAAATTCCGTCTCAGTACGACAAGATTTTCACCAAGCACGAGAGCCGCATGGCGCTGGAGCGTACCGCTGAAATGCGTTACCTCGGCCTCGCGCAGCTTAAGACCGAAGGCGGCCAGACCGCTTTCGACAACGGCGCTGGTGAGCGTTATGTCTACAATCAGGAGCATACGGAAATCGCTCTCGGTTACGCGATCACCCGCAAGGCGATTGACGACAACCTCTACAAGACGCAGTTCCAGCCCTCCAACCTCGGCCTGATCGAAAGCTTCAATCAGACCAAGGAAATCTACGGCGCGAACGTCATCAACACCTCCACGACCTACAACGCGGCGGTGGGCGGTGACGGCAAGGCCCTGATCGCCACCGATCACCCGATTGATGGCGGAACGGTTGCCAACCGCCCCGCGACTGACGTTGAACTCAACGAAGCGACCCTGCTTTCGGGCATGATCGCCATCCGTACCGCGTTCAAGGATCAGGCTGGCCTGAAGGTCTTCGCCCGCGCCCGCAAGCTGCTGGTTCCCCCGCAGCTTGAGCCTGTCGCAATCCGCCTCACCAAGTCGGAACTGCGCCCCGGCACAGCGGACAATGACGTCAATGCCATCATCAGCACGAGCGGTGGTCTGCCGGAAGGCTACATGACCAACGACTTCCTGACGTCGGCGACGGCATGGTTCCTGCTCACGAACATCGACGGCCTCTCCTACATGGAGCGCGTCAAGTTCGAAACGGACATGCAGGTGGACTTCGTGACGGACAACCTGCTGGTCAAGGGATATGAGAGATATTCCTTCGGCTATTACAACTGGCGCGCGATTTGGGGTTCCCTCCCCACCTAAGCGTGCAGTGATGTCTGACGAGTTGAGGAAGCAAAAAGACAGGGAGCGCGCGGCAGCCTACCGCCGTGCGAACCCTGAAAAGGCCAAGGAAACAAGCCGCAGGGCAAATGCAAAGCGGCGGAAAGACCCGGCCATTGTTGTCTCAATCCGTGAGTACCAAAAAGAGTACCGGGACAAAAACCGGGAAGCTCTTGCGGCCAAGGAACGCGAACGGAAGTTCGGCATAACCCACGCGGAGTATGCCGAACTCCACAAGAACCAAGGTGGCGTCTGCGCCATCTGCAAGAAGCCTGAGACGGCAACGCGGAACGGCAAGGTGAAATCGCTCGCGGTGGATCACTGCCACACCACAGGACGCATCAGGGGCTTGCTCTGCGCAGACTGCAACACTGGGATTGGGAAGCTGAAGGAAGACCGGAATATCTTCTTGGCGGCGATCCAGTATCTGGACACCTGATCTGGGCCAACTCATTGCGCCGACCGCGCCCAGCGGACTTTGCACAGACGGCGTGATGTAAGTGCAAGGAGGTTCCCTTGGGAACGACAACCTTCACCGGACCCGTCAAGGCCGGAACCATTCCGAACACCAGTGGCTCGACGCTGGGTTCGAATGTGAAGAACACAGGCTGGGTGCTGATGGCCCAGTCCTCTGCGGTCACGCAGGCCAGTGGTGCCACTGACATCGTGATCCCCGCGAACAGCCAGATTGTTGACATCAAGGTGTTTGTGACCGTCGCCTTCACGGGCGCGGCTACGACCTTTGGCGTCGGCACGACTGCATCTGCCACGTTCCTTACGGCGGCTGGTGCGCTGGATGGTGCTGCTGTTGGCCCGCTGACGGCCACACCCGGCACCGACGCCACGCGCAACGGCAACTGGATCGATGTTGGCACGACTGACCGCAAGATCGCGGTCACATCCACCAACACTGGCTCTGGAGTGGCGAACATCGTCGTCACCTACCTCCAGAACCGTGACGCAACCTAATCTGTAAGGAGCAGATGACATGGAAAAGATGAAGGGCGTTGCCCCGAAGAAGAACACGCCGGAACTTGTGGCTGGCAACAAGGACGTCGTCGCCGCTGCGCGCAAGATGCGCAAGTCTGGCGGCAAGGCCATGAAGGACAAGAAGGAGATGGGCAAGATGGCTGGCAAGATGTCCGCCATGCGTGCTGATCGCAAGCCGCGCAAGTCTGGCGGCATCTGCGCTTCGGACTGGACGGCGGCGCAGGGCGAGGGCCAGAAGCCGCGCGGCTAAGTGTTCTGCGCGGTTCCGTCCCTCCCCTAGGGCTGCGCAGAAAGTCCCTGTGGTTGGGGGCTTTTGGGGCGGGGTGTTGTCATGGCACTCCGCCCCATTTTCTTAGGAGACATTCATGGCAAAGACGCCTGCATGGACCCGCAAGGAGGGCAAGAACCCTTCCGGCGGACTGAACGAAAAGGGCCGCGCCTCGCTGCGCGCGCAGGGTCACGACATCAAGCGCCCGCAGCCTGAAGGCGGCCCCCGCAAGAACAGCTTCTGCGCTCGCATGGGCGGCATGCCCGGTCCGATGAAGGACGAGAGCGGCAAGCCCACCCGCAAAGCGCTCGCACTGAGGAAATGGAAATGCCCATGAAACCTGTATGGGAAAAGAAGCTCCCCAAGGACCACAAGTCCAAGCCGATGAAGGCTCACCAGATCAAGCAGGCCAAGGCAAAGGCCCGCGCTGCTGGACGGCCTTACCCAAATGCGGTAGACAACATCGCAGTGTCCCGCTCCAGTAAGAAGGGTTAACTTATGCAGACGATCACCGCCACAGTTGGCCCCCTCACCGCAGCGGATGCCGATGGTATTTGCGCATCTCAGACGCCAGCGGGCGCTGGGGCGCTCACCCTTGACGGCGCTCTCGTCAGTGGCGGCGTTGCCGTTCTGGACACAGCGCGCCGCGTGCTGATCACCGCAGCGGCGGATGAGAGTGCGAAGACATTCACCATCACTGGCACATCATACAATGGGCGCGTCCAGTCGGAGACGATTGCTGGCCCGAACGCTACGACCGCGCAGTCCGTTCTGGACTACAAGACGGTGACCTCTGTCACCATCAGCGCTGCTGCGGCGGGAGCGATCACGGTCGGCACGAATGGCGTGGCGTCCTCGCGTTGGCTCCGTCTTGATAGCTGGGCCTTCGCTCAGGTCGGCCTTCAGGTCGATGTCAGCGGAACCATCAACTACACGGTCCAGCAAACATTCGATGATCCCAATGACCCGACCAGCCCGGTGTCTGCCGCCAGCGTGATCTGGGCGAACAGCGGTGACAGCGCTGTGGTGTCGAAGGCTGTGGATGCACAAAGCTTTTACGCCTATGCGCCGACCTTCATCAAGATCACGGCCAACAGCGGCACAGGCTCTGCCAAGCTGACCGCCGTCCAGTATGGCAACGTGCCGCTCTAACAGTGCCTGCGGAGGGCGTAGATGACGACCAGCGGAACCTATAGCTACAACCCGTCCATCGGGGAGGTGGTTCTCTACGCCTTCAATCTCTGCCAGATCAGGTCCACATCTCTGGCGGCGGAGCATCTGAACTCCGCGCGTCAGGCCATGAACATGATGCTCTCGCGCTGGAGCAACATGGGCGTGAACCTGTGGAAGGTGGACACCGAAACCGTCACGCTGATCGCAGGCCAGTCCACCTACTCGGTCCCCGCCGACACGGTGATGATCTTGGATATGTATGCGCGCACGCCGTCTGGCACGTCGAACACCGACCGTATTATGATGCCGATCAGCCGCACTGAATATGCCAGCTACCCGAACAAGGCCCAGCAGGGCTTTCCTACCGTGTTCTGGTTCGACCGCCTGATCAATCCGACCGTGACCATCTGGCCCGTGCCGGATGGCACTGGAAACCCCACGACCATCACCTACTACCGCGTGACACAAGTGCAGGACGCCAATCTTCCGGGCGGCGAAACCATCGACGTGCCGTACCGCTGGCTCGACGCATTTGCCAACGGTCTGGCCTACTATCTTTCGCGCATCTGGCAGCCGCAACTCACCGCCCAACTCAAGGCGGAGGCGGACGAGGCCTACACGATTGCCGCCAATCAGGACACCGAGAACGTCAGCGTTTACATTTCCCCGCAGCTTGGCGGCTATTTCAGGAGCTAGGCCATGAGGCCGCACGGCAGGGCAAAGGTCAGCACGCGGAACCCGGAGGCTTTTGCCATCTGTGACGACTGCGGCTTCCTGTTCAATCACTCCGAACTGCGCTGGCAGCTTCAGTGGTCGGGCAATAAGCTCGTCAACCTGAAGCAGCTTGTCTGCCGCCGCTGCAATGACATCCCGCAGACCCAGCTTCGCGCCATCGTGCTGCCCGCCGATCCGATGCCCATCGCCAACCCGCGCGTCCAGAACTATCAGGCGGCGGTCACCGACTACCGCACGACATCCGGCCAGAACACGGTTGACCCGACCACAGGCATCCCGATCCCCGGCAATACGATGCGGATCACGGAGAACGACGACTACCGCGTCACCCAGCAGACGGGCGGCGCGCGCGGCAGCGTGAACACCAAGCCCGGAACGGACCCCAATGCGGTCACCTACCGCAACATCTTCGGGGCGGTGGACAATGGCTCTGGCCTGATCCGCCTGACGCTCAACACGACGAACGGCATGATCACCGGGCAGCAAGTGACCGTGCGCGATGTCGTCGGCACCACAGAGGCGAACGGCAACTGGACGATCACCGTCATCAGCTTGACGGAGGTCGATCTGAACGGCTCCGCATTTGCAAGCGCCTATTCATCCGGCGGATATGTTGTCAACAACCCGTCGCTGCCCTATAACTTCGAAGAAATTCCAAAGACAGGTACGCTCTGATGGCGATTTGCAAAAAATGCCAGCAAGACAAGCCAGAGGCAGAATTTTATTTTAAGGCGGCTGGCCGCCTCGCGACCTCTTGCAAGGTCTGTCATAATTTGCAGGTCAAGGAATGGCAGGCCGTTAACAAAGAAAAGGTCAGGGGGTATGTCAGGGCGTCCTGCAAAAAGGCATACGACGAAAACCCGGAAAAATTCAGAAAAAAATCACTTGCGAGAAGGGCTGCTGATCGCGAAAAGTCGCGCAAAATTGTCAGCAAAAGCTACAAAAAAATATACGCCAGCCGCCGCGAGAGAGAGCGCGCAAGATTGAATGCCGCAAGTGCAGCAAGACGGCGCTTGCCGCCGAATTGGCTTGGCGCTATTTTCATGGCTCAAATTCAAGAGTTTTACGATGTGGCAAAGGCTGTCACCATGCAGACTGGCGTGATGCACCATGTTGACCATATTGTTCCTCTGAACGGAAAAACGGTTTCTGGCCTTCATGTGCCGTGGAACATGCAGATTATTTCTGCGAGCGAAAACTGCGCCAAGGGCGCTAAGGTGGCGGTGGATTAAGTGGCAAACATTACAATCCCGAACTTGCCTGTAGCGACCTCTCTGAATGGCACGGAGGAGGTCGAGGTCGTTCAGGCGGGAACATCCGTCAGGACAACCACACAGCAGATCGCTGGCCTTCAGGCGGGTGCCACGGGCGCGACAGGCCCGCAGGGTGCTTCCGGCCCGACTGGCCCGACTGGCCCGACCGGACCCACTGGCGTCCCCGGTGCTGGCGGCGCGCTGGGCTATTACGGCTCCTTCTTCGACACGACCGACCAGACTGGCCCAACGGGCGCGGCTGGTGCCGCCATCACCATCAATTCGACGTCTGGCAGCAATGGCGTCTCCATCCAGAATGGGTCGGAGATCACGTTCGCAAACCCGGCAACCTACAGCCTGACCTTCTCCATCCAGTTCGCCAACACGGACAGCGCGGAGCAGTACGCTGACGTCTGGCTGGTGTTCAACGGCAGCGCATACCCCGACAGCAACACTCGCTTTGCCGTCCCGAAGCAGCAGGGCGGTGTTCCGGGCTACACTGTCGGCACCGTTAACTTTGTCGATACAGCCGCCTCCGCCAATGACAAGGTCCAAATCTACTGGAAGGCCACGAGCAACCTTCTGAAGATCGATGCCATGGTGGCGTCCGGTTCTGTGCCGGAAACCCCCAGCATCATCGTGACCGCCACGCAGGTCATGTACACCCAGCTTGGCCCCACTGGCGTCACAGGCCCGACTGGAGCCACAGGCCCCACGGGTGCAAGCGGCGCAGGTACGACGGGCGCTACGGGTCCCACAGGCCCTGCTGGCGTCACAGGCGCTACCGGACCCTCTGGCGCGCAAGGCCCGACCGGGCAAGCGGGCGCTACGGGCGTGACCGGGCCTACGGGTCCGACTGGCCCCACGGGCGTCGGCGCAACAGGACCTGAGGGCCTGACAGGCCCGACAGGCGTCACCGGACCGACCGGGCCGACAGGTGCCACAGGCCCCACCGGAGCGGGCGTGACGGGTGCCACGGGCGTGCAGGGTGTGACTGGGGCCACGGGCGTCACGGGCGTGACGGGCGCTACAGGCCCCACGGGGCCGACAGGACCCACGGGCGTGGGTGTTACGGGCGCGACTGGCCCGACTGGCCCCACGGGCGCTACAGGCCCCTCTGGCGCGGCTGGTGCGGGCATCACATGGCGCGGGCCGTGGAACAGCGCAACATCCTACTCGACCAACGACGGCGTCGAATACAATGGCTCGTCGTGGATCGCCAACGCGCCGAACACCAACAAGACCCCCGGCGTTGACCCGGAGTGGGACCTGTGGGTCGCCAAGGGCGTCACGGGTGCCACGGGCGTCACCGGGGCCACGGGCGCGGTCGGCCCGACTGGTCTGACGGGTGCCACTGGTCCGTCCGGGGCGACAGGCCCCACGGGTCCGCAGGGAACAGCGGGCGTCACAGGCGTGACAGGCCCGACCGGGCCGACTGGCGACACAGGCCCGACAGGCCTTGCTGGCCCCACGGGTGCAACAGGTGCTACGGGTCCGTCTGGCGCTTCAGGCGCTGCTGGCGCTTCAGGTACGGCTGGCGTCACGGGCGCAACGGGTCCGACTGGTCCGACAGGTCCCACCGGGACGGCGGGCGATATTGGTGCAACTGGCCCGACCGGACCTACGGGTCCGACTGGCGTGACTGGTGCGACGGGCGCTGGCGTCACTGGTGCGACCGGGCCGACTGGCCCCGCTGGCGCGACTGGCCCGACCGGGCCGACCGGGCCGACTGGAGTTGGTGCTACAGGTGAGACAGGTGCCACGGGTGCCACTGGCCCGACAGGCCTCACGGGCGATATGGGCGCGACTGGCCCGACCGGGCCGACTGGCTTGACGGGAGCGACTGGGCCGACAGGCCCGACTGGCATCACAGGCGTCACGGGCGCTACGGGGCCGACTGGGCCGACCGGAGCGGGCGTCACGGGTGCGACTGGCCCCACTGGTCCGACAGGTCTTTCTGGGGCTACGGGTGCCACCGGGCCGACCGGACCCAGCGGCGCGGCTGGCAGCGTGGGTGCGACGGGTGTCACAGGACCCACGGGTCCTACGGGGCCGACTGGCGTTGGCGCGACTGGCGCAACGGGTCCGACAGGCCCGACAGGTCCGACTGGCCCGTCTACATTCGTGGCTGCGACCATCTCCAACTCCGCCTACATGGATTTTGCGGAAGAGACTGACAACGGCACGAATTACGCGCGCATTCAGGCTCCCTTGGCGATGTCCACGAATGCGACCATCACGCTGCCGGGAACGACCGGAACAGTACTGTCCACTGCTGAGACACAGACCATCAGCAAGGGCTTCACGGTTTCGCCGCACAATCTCGGCACCATCTCCAGCGGCACGACCACGCTGAATGGAGCCAACGGCAACTACCAATATTACACCAACAACGGCGCTCACACGATTGCAGCGCCGGGGACGGACTGCGCCATCGACATCCTCGTCACCAACGGCGCAAGTGCGGGTGCGATCACCTTCTCTGGCTTCACTGTTGGCTCCAGCACGGGATCGACCTACAACACCACGAACACCAACAAGTTCATCCTGTCGATCCGCCGCATCAACACGGTATCGACCTATAGCTGGTACGCCCTGCAATGATCATCCTTCCTGATCAGAGCCTGTCGCGCGGCAAGTTTCTCATGCCCATCCCGAAGCGGGAATGGCGCGAACCGTCTGTGGCGCTTGCCCGCGACCAGTTCAACAACAAGGTCGTCCGCACCCGCTTCCGGCTGACGGCGCGGCTGAGCGACGGCCACATCGCATGGTGTGGGTGGTTTGACGACCGTGATGACGCGGATGCTTTTCTGTTTGCACTGGCATCAGGATCGCTCCGCTACGAACGGGAACTGTGGCGGTTGCCGACGCCGGAATGGCATCCGGGGCTTGGGGGAAACCTGTCCTACGAGTTGGCGACGGTTACGTTCCTGACCTCGACAAGCAGCGCAACCTATACAAGCCCAAGCGATTGGAACAATTCTTCCAATACCATTGAGGGAATAGGCGGCGGTGCCAGCGGCGGCGTCGAAATAGCGACCAGCACTAGCCCAAACAACTCCGGCGGCGGCGGCGGTGAATACCGTGAAATTGCCAATTTTACATTTGCATTGCCGGGAACAACAACTGCTTCTTATGTTTCCGGTAGCGGCGGCACCGCTGTGACCCTCACATCGTCAGGGTTTTCTTCTCAAGGCGGGAATGATGGTGCAAACACCACGTTCAACAGTACGTCTTTGATCGCCGTTTCTGGCAAGGGCGGCACGTCCAACGCCGCTGGTGCTGGCGGGACTGGTGGGACTGGCGCTGCGGGTTCAGCAAATGGTGGGGCGGGCAGTTTCGCTACTGGCGCTGGCGCCGCATCTGGCGGTGGCGGCGCTGGCGGCCCTAGCGGCGCTGGTGCTAATTCTGGCGCAGCTACATCTTCTAACGTGGCATCGACAGGCGGCAATGGTGGCGGCGGGGCTGGTGGGGCAGGTGGTGCTGGCAGAACTACAACCGGGACCGCGACAAGCGGCGGCAATGGAACAGAATGGCAAGCATCCCCCGCCTACGGTTCTGGCGGTGGCGGCGGCGCGGGCGCAGTATTAAATGCTAATGTGATTGCGGGTTCTGGCGGCACCTATGGCGCGGGCGGCGGTGCGGTTGCAATACGAAGCATGTCGGCAAGCCGAACGGGAACCAGTGGTGCTGGCGCGCAGGGCCTGATTGTTGTGACCTACACGCCCGCCGCAACGAGATCGCTTGCAAACAACAACCTCGCAATGATTGGAATGTGACATGGCTGAAGGTCTTGTCGGCTACAAATTGATCGATGGGAAGGGTATCGTCCATAATCAGTGGGGTGGAACGTGGGGGATTGTTCCTGCAATCCCCAATCCTCTTCGGCTGCCCAGTGGCGACCATGTGCATGCGCCGCAGATCAACGTCAATTATGATGGCTACACCCTGACTGAATGGATGATGGGGGAGCCGCCTCCGTCCGTGCCAGTTTCCATCACCCGCCGTCAGGCCGCTCTGGAGCTTTACGCCCTGCAATACATCACCCTGCAAGAAGCGCTCTACATGGTGAAGACCGCAGGCGTGCCGCTGGCGATTGCCGCCATTTTTGACACCCTTGTCTCTGATGGATCGTGGACGGTGGAGCAACGCACCCTTGCGGAGATCGACTTCGCAGCCGATAACTATTATCGCGCCAACAGCTTGCTGGCGCTCATGGGTCTGACATCGGGACAGATCGATCAGTTCTTCATCTCGGCATCAACTCGCTAACATTTCCGGGGAGGGAAATATGCGTTTCCACGTCGCGGCACTGCCGCACACTTGCGTCACGACCGAATATCTTAGCTGCGCCTACACCGCCAAGGTGCTGAACTTCTGCCGCATGATGAAGGACAGGGGCCACGAGGTCTTCCTGTACGGTGGAGAGCAGAACGAAGCACTGTGCGACGAGCATATCGTCTGCGTGAGCGAGGCGGACCGCGCAGCGCATGTCGGCGATGGTCATTTCACCTCCGCCAGCTTCGACTACACCCTGCCGTTCTGGCGCAACGCCAATGCCAAGATGGCGGAGGAAATCAAGAAGAGGGCGCAGCACAAGGACTTCCTCTGCATCATTGGCGGCTACGCACAGAAGCCGATTGCTGACGCGCTGCCCAACATGATGGCTGTCGAGTTCGGCGTCGGCTATGGCGGCTCCTTCAGCCAGTACCGCGTCTTCGAAAGCTATGCGTGGATGCACCTGTGCTACGGCTCCGCCAAGGGCGGCGATCCGCACGGCGTGGACGGCAACTGGTGGGACACTGTCATCCCCGGCTACCTCGACCCTGAGATGTTCCCCTTCAGCGCGGAGAAGGACGACTACTATCTGTTCATTGGCCGCCTCGTGGACCGCAAGGGCTACCGCATCGCCGCCGATGTCTGCTTCGATCTGGGCAAGCGCCTCGTCGTGGCGGGACAGGGAACGCCCCCTCTGGGGACGGAGTATGTTGGTGTCGTTGACCCGGTGACGCGCGGCAAGTTGATGAGCCGCGCCAAGGCGGTGTTCGTGCCGACCATTTACATCGAACCCTTCGGCAATGTTAACATCGAAGCGCAGGCCTGCGGCACGCCCGTCATCACCACGGACTGGGGCGCATTCACCGAGACGGTCGTGCATGGCGAGACGGGCTTCCGGTGCCGCACCTTCGGTGAGTTCAAGCGCGCAGCGGAGGCGGTGGAGAAGCTCGACCCGCACGCCATCAGGGAGCGTGCCGTTAACAAATACTCCCTCAAGGTCGTCGGCAAGCAGTACGAGGATTATTTCGCCCGCCTTCTGCATATGTGGGAAGACGGGTGGTATGAGGGGAAAGTCTTCGGCAAGCAGTAGCATCTTTTCCACGACGAAAAGATGAGTTACAAGACGCCGGGGAGAGAATTTGCTTTTGGAGCGGCCATGGAGATCAACTTGCAAATCCTCTTCAACATTGGCGTTGGTGCCATATTTGCAATAGCCGGGTGGTTCTTCCGCCAGCTTTGGGACGCAACCACAGAGCTTCGCAAGGACCTGCACTCCATCGAAAAGGGCCTCCCGGTCAACTATGTGCGCCGCGAAGAGTTCACTGAGATCATGCGCGAGATCAGGGGAATGTTTGAGAAGATACACGACAAGCTTGATGGCAAGGCAGACAAGATATGAAGCGCGAGGCCACCAACAATATCGTTCTGCACTGCGCCGCCACCCGCCCCAGTCAGAATGTCGGGGTCGCCGACATCAGGAAATGGCACAAGGAGCGCGGCTGGTCCGATATTGGTTACCATTTCGTGATCCGGCGTGACGGGCGTGTCGAGCGTGGCCGCGCTGAAGACGAGGTCGGTGCGCACGTCGCAGGCCGTAACATCGACAGCATCGGCATTTGCATGGCGGGTGGCCTCAACGAACTCACATGGAAGCCGGAAAACAACTTCACCATCCCCCAATGGGCCGCGCTTGAGAAGCTTGTCCGCTCGCTGACGATCAAGTATCCTCGCGCGAAAGTGCTTGGTCACCGGGACTTCCCCGGTGTGCAGAAGGCCTGCCCCTGCTTCAATGCGCGGGCGTGGGCGAAGAAACTGAAACTTCCTGTCTAACAACAGAAGGGAAATGAGCATGACGAAGGAAATGGTCTGGGGCGTTTTCCGCGCCGTTCTCGCTGCCGCTGGCGGCTACATTGTCGGCACTGGCATCGTTGACAATGCCACGATGAACGACATCATCGGCGCGGTCGGCATCCTCTTCGCAGCGGCTTGGTCGATCTGGTCTAAGAAGTGAACTGGCTTGAGATAGCCGCCATCATCATCCTCCTTCTGGGGATCGGTGCTGGCGGCTTTCTTGTGGCCCAGAGGCCGTCGTTCTGGCTCGGCCTCATCACGGTGACGATCAAGGCCGCGATCCCGGCCATCCTGAAGCGGAACCCGTTAGATGTCGAGGAACGGATGAACGACTGCATCCGCAGCGGCGGGCAATGGGATAATTTTCGCAAACGCTGCAAGAGATGACGTCCCGGCCTTCACAGGCCACCCTAAGCTATGGTAAAACCACGCCGAACAAAGTTAACAGAGGCATGTCATGCCGGGTTTGACCTACGGAACGTACAAGACTGCTCTGGCAACTCTGTCTGTGGTTCCCGAAACGGACGCCAACTGGCTCTCAATTCTGCCGGATGCCATCGAATACGCTGAACTGCGCATTTACCGCGATCTCGACCTCCTCTCGACCGTCAGCACGAACACCAGCTTTTCTACCACCGCAGGGGCGTCTAAGGTCGCCTTGACACAAGGCACGTTCGTCACGCTCCAGAATGTTAACGTCATCACGCCCGCCGGAACATCGAACCCCGATTTGGGAACCCGCGTGCCGCTGCTCCCGGTGTCCAAAGAATACATCCAGTATTCTTGGCCCAGCATCACCAATTCTGCGGTTCCCGCCTATTTTGCCATGATCGATGAGCGGACGTTTTCTCTCGGCCCGTGGCCCGATGCCGCTTACACGCTGGAGATCATCGGGACGATCAGGCCCGCAACGCTGTCCTCGACCAACACCGAGACTTTCATCTCGCAGTACCTCCCCGATCTGTTCCTGATGGCCTCCATGATCTTCATCAGTGGCTATCAGCGCAACTTTGGCCGCCAGAGCGACGACCCGCAGATGGCTCAGTCCTACGAGAGCCAGTACCAAAACCTCCTCAAGGGTGCGACGGTCGAGGAGTACCGCCGCAAATTCCAAGCCTCTGGCTGGACATCGTCGTCTCCATCCCCGGTGGCTACTCCGGGCAGGGGGTAATCCATGCCGCACAGCACGATCAAGCTCATTCCGGGCGTGGACACCAACAAGACGCCCACTCTCAACGAAACCGCCATCTCCTTCACCGATCTCGTCCGCTTCGTCCCCGACAGGACCGGGCTTGGCCTCGTGCAGAAGCTTGGCGGCTGGACCCGCTACATTTCCGGCACATTCTCCGCGCCGATCCGCGAACTCAAGGCGTGGAGCGATCTGGAATACACCAACTACCTCGCCATTGGCGGCGAGAGCGATGTGGGCGTTCAGGTCTACAAGCAGTCCGATGGATCGCTGACTGACGTCACGCCTCGCACCCTTATCGATGACGTGACCTCCAGCTTCGTCACGACGAGCGCCGCTCTTCCCTCGACATCGTCGCACACCGATGTGCGCGTGGCAACGTCTACGGAAGCCCTTGGCCCTGAGCTTGTAACCAACGGCAATTTTGCGACTGGCATTCAGGGGTGGACGGTCTTCGGTTCTGGCGCAACTCTGTCATGGGATGCGATTAACCAGCGCGCGGAAGTGACGACGACCGCGCAGCAGCAGGGCTTGTCCACGACTGTTTCTTTTGTTTCCGGCGACACATATCTCGTTACCGCGACCATCACAAATGGTTCGTCTTCGTCGCGAACCTATCGCGCTGTGATGGGGACCGGGGTGTCAGACTTCGTCACAATATCTGCTGGTGCAACGCAAAACGTATCTTTCACTATTCCGGGCGCGACATCCTCGACCCTGACATTGAGGACTGGTGGAACATTTACGCCGGACCCCAATGAGAAACAGTATTTTGATAACATCTCCGCAAAAAACGTCCGTTTCCCTACGACCTACAACAATGGCACCAGCGGCGTGGGAGCCACGTTGACCAATGCAGGGCCACTGGCCGCCATTCAGATTGATGGCGTCTCTCTTGCCGTTTCAAACCGTGTTCTGGTTCAAAATCAGGTCACGCCTGCACACAACGGCGTCTACTCGGTCACCACCGTGGGCGATGGCTCAACGGCATGGGTCCTGACGCGCGTCACTGATTTTGATGCGTGGGGGGCTGGCGACATTGAGTATGGCGCGCTGTTCTTCGTGTCTGAAGGCACGGTCAACGCCAGCCGCACATACTATTGCTCCAACAGCACGACTGTGACGGTTGGGACCACAGCGATCACATTTGCTCTGGCGGCTGGCCTTAGCACAGGCTCTGGCGCGTCTGCGGTTTCCGTATACACGCCCTTCGTCCCAAGCTCCGCCTCCTATGTGTTCTTCCCGACCATTGTCAATCTGGGCAACGTCAATCTTCTCGGCCCCTACGACATCACAACAATCGGTTCTGGCTTCTTCACGATAGACGTCCCGTCCATCCTGACGCCGATCTCCAAGATCACAGCAGTGACGGCTGGCTCTGATCGCACGGTCACGATCCGCTTTCCGGTAGCGCACACATTCTATGTTGGGCAAAGCATCTACGTTGCTGGTGTTGATACGGTGAGCTTCGATGGCTCATTCACCATCACCTCCGTCACCGACGTGACCATCACCTATACGCAGACAGGCGTCTCGACTGCGGCAACATCCTATGGCGGAACGGTCAATGCCAAGGTGAACTTTGGTGGTGTGCCGCCCGAATTTACGACGGTCGCCGGATCGTCCACGGTAACGGTCGATCTGGTGAACCATGGTTATTCGGTGGGCGATACATTCAATGCCACCGTGTCCACTACGGTCGGCGGTGCGGTCATCTTTGGTCTCTACACCATCAACAAGATCAACACGGCAGATCAATTTGAAATCTCGACCGCACTCCCGGCCACGGGCAGCGCCACGGGCTATGAAAACGGCGGTGCGATCCGCATCGAAAGCTTTGTCAGCATCCAGAGCATCGATCAGGGCGACAATTATGTCTATGGCGGCGGCGTCTACAACGAAGGCCTTTACGGAAGTGGCTTTGTCCCGGCGGCCAATGACGGCACTGCCATTACGGCGACAGACTGGTCGCTCGACAATTGGGGGTCGATCCTCGTTGCTGCTCCCAAGAATGGTGCCGTCTATTACTGGCAGCCCGTAGGCAGTGCCATCCAGAATTTGGGCTACATGCCGAACGCCCCCGTCTACAATGCGGGCATTTTCGTTGCGATGCCGCAGCGCCAAGTCATTGCCTTCGGTTCGTCCTTCGGCTCCATTCAGGACCCGCTGCTGATCCGCTGGTGTGACCTTGAGGATTTTACGGTGTGGGAAGGAACCGCCTTCAATCAGGCGGGCAGCTACCGCATCCCCACAGGCTCCAAGATCGTGTGGGCCACGCAGGCTCCGCAGCAGGCCCTGATCTGGACCGACCTCGACGTCTGGTCGATGACCTATATCGGCCAACCCTACATCTACGGCTTCAACAAGATCGGCGCGAACGCTGGCCTGATCTCGGCCAAAGCTGCGGGGCAAATGGGCGGCGTCGTCTACTGGATGAGCCAGAAGCAGTTCTTCCGCTTCGGCGGCAACGGCGTGGAGCCTATCCCTTGCCCGGTCTGGGATCAGGTGTTTCAGAATTTCTTCCCCGGCGTTGACGGGAACGGTAATCCGTACACGGATCGTATCCGCTGCGCAGCCAACAGCCAGTACAACGAGATCACTTGGTACTTCCCGGCGCACTACACCAACGACATTGATCCCGCCACGGGTCTGGCGCTGGATGCGCAGCAGATCGGGACTGGTGAGGTCAATGCGTATGTCAAATACAATGTGGTCCTGAACCAGTGGGATTACGGCTACCAGCACCCTGACAATGCCTCCGTTCTTGTTGGTAGGACGGCATGGATCGATCAGTCGGTTCTCGGTCCGCCCATTGGCGCTGCGGCGGTCACCAGCGTCGTCGGCCAGACCAGCGGTTTCTTCGTCTACCAGCACGAAACCAGCAACAATGCCGATGGTGTTGCCATGCAGTCTGGCTTCACGACGGGCTACGCTGCTCTGTCGGACGGCAACGAGATGATCTTCATCGATCAGGTCTGGCCCGACATGAAGTGGGGTTTTGTGGATGAAGCCAAGACGGCGGAGGTCAAGATCACCTTCTTCGTCACCAACTATCCCGGCGACACGCCGATTGAATATGGACCCTACACGGTGACGCAGCAGACGCAGTACCTGAGCGTCCGCATGCGCGGGAGGCTGGTCGCCATCGGCGTCTCCAGCACCGACAGCGGAAGCTTCTGGCGCATCGGCGCGATCCGTTACAGGTTCCAACCGGACGGAAAATACTGATGAGGGCGGACCGTGGCAAACATTGACGATCTCGTAACTGTCCAGAAGAACGGCGTCGTCGCGATCAATGATCTGACGGCATCGCTCAATTCCTTCCGCGCCCTCTACGAGAGCTTCGTCGGGAACCGGACGGCGGTGGGCATCACCGACGACAGCCTGATCTACACCGGGGCCGGAAGGCTCGTGAACGTGGCTGTGACCGCCGGGACTGCGGGTGGCACCGTGCATGACGCCGCCTCCGTGGCGGACGCGACATCCGCCAACACGATTTTCGTCCTGCCGACCACGACAGGCCTCACGCAAGTCAACATGCCGTTCTTTGACGGCCTCGTCATCAACCCCGGAGCGTCGGTCACCGTCGCCGTGACATACTCGGAGAGCTAAGATGGAAAAGGGGTCCAAGACCATCTCCAAGGCGCTGGCGCTCGCCAAGAAGGCCCCGCAGCCCGCCACGCCCATCGGCGGAGCGAGCAAGCTGCACACAGGTGCGATCAAGGCCCCCGTGGCCGGGAGGACGGATCACCTCCCGATGCACGTCCCGTCAGGCTCCTATGTCATCCCGGCGGACATCGTTTCTGCCATCGGCGAGGGCAACACCGAACACGGCTTCGACATCATCGACCACATGGTGAAGGAGCGCATGGCCGCTGGCGGCGATGTTAACGAGGCCGACGAGGCCAACCCGGTCGCCATCGTCGCGGCTGGCGGCGAGTATGTGATCCCGCCCGGTGCCGTGAGAGGCTTTGGCGGCGGCGATCTGGACGCGGGCCACAAGGCTTTGGACGAATGGGTGAAGGCTGAGAGGGCAACCACAATTGCCACCCTCAAGAAGCTTCCGCCGCCGAAGAAAGACTGAGTTCAATGGAGGGAAACATGACAGAGGAAATTTACGTTCGCACCGCAGTTCCGGCTGACGAGGAGGGCATCATGCACCTCGCCCGCCTTGTTAACGGCGAGAACGGTGTGTTCAAGATGAACGAGCAGAAGGTGCGCGACATGGTGCGCCCGTCGCTCTA